ACGGGCTCGAGTTCTTCGGATAAAATACCATTGCTTGTTCGGCAGCCAGTTTTGGAATTCCAGGGAATACAGAAACTGGCTTCAGGGTTCCATCTTCATTTAATGAAACGTCAAGCCTATCGTCAAGATCGGTCTTACTTCCCTTTGCATCATCCAGAATTGTTTCGGCAGCAGCCAAATCAGTATCAAGAGTTTCTACATCCCTGGTAGGTGGGGTTTCCCATCCAACAGTTCCCTTAGTGATTTTTATTTCAGTACGAAGCCGGTTAAGATCATCTTCAAGATCACTAGGAACTCCGACATAAGTATCGTCGTACACTCCAGAGTTCGCGATTTTTGTTTGGTCGATATCAGCAGTCGGAGCTATGTTTGCATCGAAGATAATGACCGACTTAAGAGAACCATCTTCGTTAAGTGAAACATCCAGCCTATCATCGAGTGTCGCCTCGGTTCCTCTGGCAGTTTTAATTTCGTCTCGGATCGCCTGGACCGGATATATGTCTCGGTTTACTTCGTCAGCAATTTCGGCGGTAAGGATAGTATTATTCGCGTCACGAGTTAGGGTCGCCAACTTGATATAATAATGAAGGTTTTGGTCTGGGTCTTGGAATCCATTGGTAGGGATACCGGTCGAGTTCTCCCTGACGTGAAGAACATGTTTCAGTTTATATCGAAGAGCCGATACGAACGACGAACCACCGGAAAGAGGATGTTCAAGATTCGGATCTTCTAGTTCGTCGATTTCATCAAGGTATACATCGAGATATATCACGTCTGGTCTTGGAGCGCCTGGAGTCGATGGAGCAACCCTGAAAGGATCATCCATTGCGGCCACAGTCGTCATATCTCCGCCCGAGATATTTATCTCTGTTTGAGTATTTGAAATGATCGCGAAGCCAGTCGCCACCCTTGTATTCGGATAGATGGTCCTACCTGCGAATTCATTCACAGTCCAATTCGCCCCGGTATTTGTAAGCTTTGTTGCCGTAAGAGCGGTCGAACGATCGTGAAGAGTTTCGGCGTCGACGTTAATTGAATCGAACTCGATAGATGTGTACCAGAGTCTTCCAAGATGTCCAGCAGCCACGATCCTTCCTGCATCATCGACCGCCATGCTTCCGCCGCCGCCTTTGATTGCGAAGTTATTTACGTTATTGATAGTCGACTGAGCAATCAAGAAAGCATTGGCGTCAGGAGAGCCATCCCCGAAAAGTTCCAGGGTTCGGCGGATCTGACGATAGATGGACTTCAATACATCGTTGATATCTGCATCAACGAGTGGCTTATTCGGACCCTGCTGAAAGACTGCTATGAAATATTCAAGCAGTTCGTTATATATATCCCTGGAAACGTTCGCGTGTGCCTGACCCATCGTTTTTCTCCTTCTATGGGAACGTTACCTTGAAATCGACTATGTAACGAACCCGATCGTCTATGAAACGAAGAGGAAAGCGTTTCACCCAGAGAAGCGTTCCAGTGTCGGGCGCTGATGTCGAATCACTCGCAAATTGCCCTGCCTCCCTGGATTCAAGATTAGTAAACGTATTAAGATCAATGAAACACCGAATAAGAACCTTCTTAGTTGGGGTCAAGGTTGGATTGTCGGACCCGTCTAAATAAACCCAATTCCTCGGAAACTCTCTGTATAGCTCTTTTACTAATATCGTTGCTCCTACCGGCGGGGTGGGAGTTCCTGATATGTCCCAAACTGATAGCCCACTCCCAAGTGCAAAACGTCCGAATCCTTGAGATAAGTTGGGGTTCGGCAAAGGGAAGTATGATGTTAAGAAAGCTGCGCCTGCGGTGGTAAAGTCTGTTGGATAATTTAGGTTAAATGTTTCATGCATAATGAAATATATATCATCCAGAATATTGAAAAAGTCATCAATAATATTCTCAACTTTCCTGACCTGCGATCCCTTTATTCGTTTTGTCGCATTAGGAATAACGACAATCGCTACCTTATTAAATCCAATGCTCGAACCATCGGTTAGATCAGCTATGACATAGAAAATGTTATTTTCAGTTAGGAAATCTATTTCCCCTTGTAAGTCAAGGGTATTAAGGAAACCATTCGGATATCCGTTCATATCTATAACCTCATCCATCGGGACGATCGTTACGGTATGACCAGTAAAGATATTATCAATAAGGGAGGTTGTTACGTCTTTCCTTCCTTTCTTTTTATATAAGTCTGGCAGACCAAGAACTTCGGCCCTTGCGGCATCAACTGGGAGATCCCAGTTATATGCCCATCCATAAAGAGCAGAAATAAGACTCAGAAATTGAGGCGACGTTCTTGTTGCATCATGGATTACCCCAAGTCCATCCCTGGTTGCTATTGCTCTAGTCAAGGCAAGCGGTTCATTGAAGAATATATTGAAGAGCTTAAGAAAACGCTGGAGTTCCCCTTGGTCAGTTAATCCATCTTCCGACAACATTATTTTCTCATATGCGTCTAACATTGTTGGACTAAGGACACGCTGTCCAGACCCGAACCTTGCCTTGTCATAAGTCCTATGAATCTCGGCTAATTCCAAAAAGAACTTGTCCTTCTTTTCCGACTTGGTGTCATGGGCTAGTTCGTAAGCTTCTGCGCCTATTCCAGAATACCAGGCGCTGGAATATTCAGTAAATATTTTATAATAAAAGAACTCCGGTGCCAAACTAGGAAAATCGGTAAACCGTTCTACTGTCGAATCGGAAGTCTCGAATATATTAAGCCCATCATTCTCATCTTCTGGAAACGATCCGAGTTTCTGAACTATTCTGAGCTTGGTTACATTGGTATAGTCAACCGGTTTAGTCCAACGTAGAATTATCTGCGGGCCTTCAATCGCTCTGGTGGCGGATAGACCAATAACGATACGATCGTCTATAGGTGAAGTCCCATAGACGAAAGTACCGTATAAAGGGGTTCCATATAAAGACATTAGCCGCCTCCCGTATAGGAGAGGGTGTTACGCTCAAGAACGCCAATTTCATTTTCTAATACGTCAACATTCCCCCTATAGTCAGCGGTTCGGAATGATGCCCTATCTCCCCCTAACATCGGAGTCAAGCCCGAAGCAATGGTAAAGACTATCTGTCCGTTATCAGCGGTATAAGATGAATCAAGTACCCCAATATTTGTTTGTAATCCAGAAAGCGAACCTCTCACGTTGAATGTATTGGATGTAATAAGAGTAATCGTCCAAGTTTCTTTTACTACATTTCCACTAACTGCAATGTCACCAAAAGTAGCATTTCCGGTCCAACGATCCAGGGAGACATCACTTCCCTTAACAAGCAATGTAAGTTTGGTGATATCAACATAGTCAACACCGACAACCTCATCAATCACCCTGGTTATATCCGATTCGCGGATAGCCTTCCCGAATTCCTGGTTCGTCGCTTGAAAGAATTCTGCCAGAGCGACGTCGACGTCTTGTGTAACTGATGCCTGAACATAATTAGCGAATATGTGAATTGTTCCACCTATATCAATCCGTGCCAATCCTGGGTCGAATACTTCAGGGGCCACCCGTATGCTTCCCTTGGCCAGTAGCTCGACTTTTACGGCGGCCTTGAGAGTAGATGATGGAAGACCACCCCCAGTTGGAATAATATATACTGCCACATTGTAGGTAGCCCCTGGAGCCGTGACCCTAACGGCATTCGCATTGCCCACACCAGATATCGACTTCGCACCAGTAATATAGTCGGCTTTGCTAATATACCGGTCATTTGTTTTGAGTATTTCTGACCCTCTTATCTTTGCTTCGATAAGGGACATACAATCCGCACCGCCTGTAGCAGCTGCTAGATTTATCACTGCCAAGTTTGCCGGAGCACCACCAACTAATATTTGAGAGTTTACCTGTTTAATAGTCGTGGCCCCTACATTCCCGGTTGCTCCTCCGCCTTCTCTAAAAGCAGCCTGGATGGTTGCTCCAGCCACCGGGACTTTTCCTTGAGCACCATTGCCAAGGATCATAACAACGGTATCATCCCACTTTCTCTTCCAGATGAAAACCTCATCAGTAGATACTTGCTGATAAAAGGTAACCACTGATGCCCAAATTACATCCCCACCTCCCTCATTTATAAGAAGGTATAATGTGTTATCTATTATTTTTGTTGAAACAGTTCGCATTTGTTGGAACTGTGATCCATCCGAATTGTCCATCTGTTCCGTGGTAGACTTTCCTTCAGTCGCAGCAACCAGAATATCCAAAGCCGATACATATGCACCCAACGAAACCAAATATCCTGACGGAACGTTTGAGTTAAGCTGAAGTTGGGTAGAAGTAGGCTTACTTATAATGGTCCGTTGAATAGGGGCAGTCACGTTATCCCCTATTTCAACTACTTGGCCAACCACGAATCCAGTCGAACTACAATTGATTAGATCGGTCCCTCCAGTATCTGCGGTCAATAATTCATGTTTCATTACCGCGGTAATATCGGTCTCGAAATATATTGGTGATAGATCGGAAAGGGTCTGACATTGTGTCAACGCTGGGATGGAGATATCCTGTTTCAGTGACGCAATGATAGAAAACTTCAAAGTGGCAGTCGCCGGGTTAGCAGCTGGAATATTCCAGAAGAAGAAGATTTTTTCCAGGCTCTCCCGTTTTATACAGCCAGTCCTTTCATCTCCGACGAACCCTTCCATGGCCGCCCGATCCACGTAATAGTGAAGCACGGAGATCGCTGCTGCGACTTCATCCAAGAAAGCGTTGCCCAAGTCAGACGGATTGTCATCGGTCCACTCCGGCGTAGTATAGGGTTTCCGTCGGATCATTTCATCCTTCAGGGCGTCCTCTTCCCTGCTTGTATAATCGGTAGATGGCGCTCCCATCTTTCACCTCAAAGAAGCGTAACTCTGACTTCCGCCAGCGTTGGTCTGCCAGTATCCCCTTTATAGAAAGGAAAAACCAAGTTCGCCTTGGTCATTGTATTTACAAAGTCAATAGTCATTTCTACGTAGAGCATTGATTTATCCTCAGCTACCCTGGTCTGAACGCTCGACAGAATTAACCGAGGCTCTTGCTCTATAGAATCCGTCAAAAATCTGACCGCTAATCCGGGCGCCTTTGTCAACTGTTCAAAAGAAAGTTCGAAAAGTCTTGAACCAAAACCCCGATTATATCTACGACTTTTAAGAGAAGTCATCACTAAGTGCTGGAGACATTCAATTACATGCATCTCGAACTTAGATGCTTCAGGACCATCATGAGAAATCGAGTTCCCTCCTATTCGAAAGGGAAACTTCCAACCACGACCAAGTATTTCACGATTTAATGCCATCGCCAAATTCCTTCATTAGTTTGAAGATAAATGGGGTACGTTTCTGTATCTTGTTTAAGATACTAGAAAGTCCTACCCTTTGTTCTTCCACTTCCTTGCAGTTTACTTTATCGAGCATTCCCAGGAGTTCATCCCTCCAGTCTTCGAGTAGCCGTATCTCTTCTTGATTTACGCTATGCTTTTTCGATTCCCCTATGGCCTCGATTACCGAAGAGAGTTTATCTTTTAATGCGGCTTCCCTGCTTCTAATATGTTGAAGCCTCGTTTTCAATTTCCTTAACCGATCATCTAGTTGCTTCTGCAACTTGGGCGATGACTCTTGATTCATGTCTCGAAATATCGCTACGATTTTCTCCCTTGACTCTTCGGGGAGTGATCGGAGCATTTCTTCTATTTGCATTATTCACCCTTCACTTTCTGTGTTTCATCTGTTGCCGGAACAAATATAGCAGGGGCAAGCGGTGGACCGCTCGGACTTCCCACAGTTATCGGATGAGTATGAAAATTATATTTGTTCAATCCAAATGATCCGAGTATCAATCCTTGAACAGCGGTTCTTCCAAGTTTAATCGTTGCGGCTTCGATTATCCGAAGGAGCGCTTGCTCCTCCCAGTTGTTGCCCGCCTTTATATATATATTAGCCAATATTTCAGCAACGATATCACCAGGTGACCCGGAGCCGGCCGGCGCTTCCGAGGCACCACCGGGAGCCCCTAAAAATGCACCGGACCAAATAGGCGAATCAGGATCGCCGGCTTCAAACTCGATCCATACCTTAGCCCCAACTTTTGGGGTATACCATATCCCTGGAAATGGAAAACTCGGCAATGCCCAGTCAGTAGGAAATTCAACAAAGCCGGCCTTGGGCACATATGCTTTAATTCGTCCAAGGATCTTTGAGTCATTGTTATCGAACACTGTACCGGCATATTTACCGAATAAACTCACAACGACACCTCTGCAATTACATCAGGCTGAACCGATTGCCCAGGATTCCGGTTGCTTGGGGTCTGACTTCCCGCTATACTTGGAGGTAAACGTTTCTGTAGACCCATTCTGGTTTTTACAGCAAAGAACCTGGTTATATATCCTTCTGAATCATCCCGGTAATGCATCACGCTCTTCACATAATAATATCCCGACAGATGCCCAATACCCGATATACGAACCGCTCTTCTCGCCTTTATCTTTGGGTTACCGTTAGTCTTCCCCCATCCAGAAAGTACATACAAATCCTTCTGAGCTTTCCGGTTTGCCAGGTCCTGAAGGGTCATAACATTGGTAGCCCCATCCACTGGAGAAATATACCTTGTCGGAGACGGTATGATTACTGAACTTGGGGCTCGATAGGTCGGAGAACTTCTTGTTTCCTGTTGTGTGAATGCATCGGGAACCACAATAGATCGAGCAGTCAAAACTGTACCGAGGTCTTTGTCAAGGATAGATGTTATAAATGTGTTGGCAGTACTCAGAAGAGTTTTAGTAGGCCAAAAATCAATTAGTTCATTTTCTCCCTCTCCATAGTTCAATTCAAGCCTGGTATCATCAAACTTAACTTGATGAAAATGCAGAGTCTTATCCTCAATGTATAAAATATATCCGTTTCTTTTGGCCAACTTCGCAAGAAATGTAAGGTCCGACATATCGAGTTGGTTTACTTGTGAACGTCTTTCTTGTGTGGTTTCGACTTCCGAAAGCAAAGAATATTCAGCAGCTATTTGTGTCGTTATTTCGGAGTCCGTTATATTCCTGAACGTCCTTCTGCGTTCTCCTTTTTCTTTCAATTTAATTGACTCATCAAATCCGATCAGCCGAATAGTCGGGGCATCTCTTTCTGGAAAACCATATGTAGGACGCTGAATTATAAAACGTCCCATATATTCAAACGTTCCTCCTATCCCGATCCACACGTCAAGATTTCCTCGCTCTCTAAATATATCGGTATCAGTTATTGCACTGCCTTTATTCCATAGCTCCACAATCGCCATGTCGGCCATGCAATCATCCTGTCGAATCTCGACGGAGAAGAGATGATCCTTCAAACCAAGAGCCTCAAGCTCCTGGCCATCGAGGTAAACCTTCGGCTGAAAAGTTCGCAGAGTCATACGGAACCGAAGTCAGTAAAACTTGGTATTAGAAGAATTCGTCCCTTGTCAATTTCGTCATCTGGGTAGAACATTCCGTTTATATCCGCTATGAGAAACCACCTTGTTGATATTCCACAAGAGTTATGAGAAAGAAGATCAAGAAGATCGCTTTGGTTTGTTTCGTGAATACTAACAGTCTCCTTCATATCCTTCTGAATAAACATTCTTCTATCATGTAGAAACGTAATAGTCTTTCCATCTTTGGTAACCTTGCTCGCAGTAATCTTTTTTCCATTCTCTCCACGGATGTATCTCGATCCTTCAAATATAGACATCAGAAATTCCTCCGATCCTGCCCCTTCTGTCGAGGACGAATTACCTTCCTAAAAGTCACGGACACCCTTGCCCGAATCGGACTAAACTGTGAATCTTGAATTTCCTCGACCCCCGATATCTTAGTGATTACTACTCGCTGCGCTTCGATTCCCTTTTCGATAAATATTACATTAGGAGTCCGAACAAACCTATCATCTATCAAGAACAATCCAGGATTAGAATGAGAATCAAGCCAGTTTAGTTTCCCGACGACCGAATCCTTATACCCCTGTTTCGACCCATGAAAGCAAAAGTCGGTGAAAAGAAGTTCAAGAGAAAACTCTGACTTTTTTATTCCCTTAAACTCAATTGCATCATCTCCACCAATAATATGCTTATCATTAAACTCAATGGTCTTTTCAAAGGGCCAAGTCGTAGGATTGTAGTCTAACTCAATAAAATCATCCAGATTTTGCTCATCACGAAAAACAACTTTATTGCCAATTTTATTTCTGGCATTTGTTTTTACATTACGGGGCTTCTTTTCAATCACTCCACGTTGCGAACCCACGATATCGCTTCGCAGCCCCTCAAGATCGAGTTCGTTACCAGGCATAGTTCACCTTAGTAGAAGCTTCTCAAATTCTGAAGGTCGGTAAGTTCTTTGGTTTGTCTTTGAATTTCTCTACCATCCAGGAAAATTCGATTTTCAATTACTATTGTCGTGGGCGCCCCGGCTCCGGCTCCGGCCATTGCCGGAGCACGTCCCTGGGTAATTGCCCTAAATACTTGTGCTATATCCTTAGGTGTGAGCCCGGTTGGCAGAGGTAATACCATCTCGGGTTTTCCTTCTTCTGCCAATGCCGCGACAGTAGGCTTAGTTACAATTCCTCCATGCTGGAGTCCAACTACTGAGCCGATCGCCCCAAGCAGCCAACCGGTTGGGGTTCCCTTCATGAATATATCTTTTACCAGTTTCGCGACCCGTTGAAGCGGATCGACAAGATTCGTTACCCAGCGGGTAAGGGTGGTGAATACGCCAACTAACCAACCAACTATCTTAGCCATCGGGACGAGAGTCCCCCTTACTATCGCTCTGGTAATTACTCCGAAAGTTTTCCAGAAGGATATATTTCTTCCTCCTCTACCAAATAAGGCCACTCCAAGCGCATCGAATGCTGACGATAGTTCATCAATGACAGGAACCAAAGGCGCAAATGCCGCTTCCATTTCCTGTACAATAATTTCAATTACAGCCCCATTAACAGCTGCAAAGAATGCCATGACCTCAAACATTTTAGCGAATGGAAGCATAACTACTGTCATTATTGATTTGAATAATTTACCCAGTGGTCCTATCCCTCCCATAGCCGAAAACAATCTGCCCAGCGGTGCGAATATGGAACCAATTGCTTTCTTCATTGTAAAGAATGCTTCTCGTACTCCTCCGAGGTTCTGTTTCCATGCGACGGCAAACATCTTAGCAGTAATAATAAGAGTTCCGAGTATAGGCGATATAGCGAATAAAATAAAAGCCCAAAAAGCCTGTG